CGACCCCGACGCGGTGTACAGTTGCAGCGCCGAAGTTCGCACCGTGTCGGAGGACCCCTCCAAACCCGAGCGCAAAATGGCGGTCAAGATGGTGGCGCCCGATGCCAAATACTCTATTACCGCCTATACTATGTCGTAGTCTATCTCTTGTATCTCTTTTGTTATCATAACTTCTTCCTGAAAAATTTATAGGCGTATATTTTTTCGCATAATCAGAAAAAATTTCATTATTCCATGGAGAAGGATATATATTTTTTACTTCTTCTTTTAGAAAAGGGGTACATGTTTTTTTACAATATTCTTGTTGATTATGTTGCGATTTGTTAAAAGAATGGGGTTTTTTAGAGAATATTGATGGTTGAAGATAGGCATTTTTTGGTTGTGATGGAATAGCATATTGTTGTGGTTTTGGAATAGCATATTGTTGTGAAAGATGAAAATTATATTGTTGTGAAGGATGTAAAAGTCTGTTATATTGTTGTTGTATTGGAATAGCATTTTGTTGTGAAGGATGAAAATTATATTGTCGTTGAAGATGAATAGCATTTGGACGTTGAAGATGAATAGCATTTTGTTGTGAAGGATGAAAATTATATTGTTGTGGAAAATGAATAGCATTTGGGCGTTGAAGATGATGAAAAGCATTTTGTTGTGGAAAATGAATAGCATTAGCATTTGAGCGTTGAAGTTGCTTATGTGGCTTGTTTGCTTCTAACAACTTTCTATAATTTTCATAATTTTTATAATTTTCTTTCATTGTTGTTGTTTGAAAAATAGGAGGATTATTTATTGTAGGTAATGGTAAAGTTATTGTTTGTTGAAAATTATTTCGATTAGTTTGATGAGAATTTGTTGAATTAATTGGATTAATTGAATTAATTGAATTAGTTGGATTAATTGAATTAGTTTGTTGAGAATTTGTTGGTTCAGATACTGTTCGTGTAACGTAAATATCATCTTGTCCAGTGCCTGGGACAAAATTAGGATTTGGCCAATGTACAGTAGTACGACTCATTATTATATATTTATAATATACAATAAAAAAAATAATTATAAATTAAAATTGTTTTAATAATATTGCTTTATATTTTTAATTTTTGTTTTATTGTTTTAGGTTTAGTAGGTGTTTTAGGTTTAGTAGGTGTTTTAGGTTTAGTAGGTGTTTTAGGTTTAGTAGGTGTTTTAGGTTTAGTAGGTTTCTTTGCTTTTACAGGTGTTTTAGGTTTAGTAGGTTTCTTTGCTTTTATAGGTTTCTTTGCTTTAAATATTTTTAAAAATTTTTTTAAATTAAAAACATCATTGCCACCTCTACTTAGCATTTGTTCATTTATTCCGGAATTATCATCTGGAAAAATGATATTTTTTTTTTCCATTTCATCATATAAATTTTGTATGGTTGTTTCTAATTCTTCTTTATTTCTATTATTTTCACTTGAAGTATTTATAGGCGTATGTTCCTCCGCATAAATTCTGCTTAATTCTTTTCCATTAGCATCTCTTTCTTCATATCTTACTTTTCTATCCTGACCATGAACTTCATATAAATTTTTAGTTGTCCATGGTTCACGATATTTTGTTTTTATCTCTTCTATTAAAAAAGGAGTACATGTTTTACGACATAAATCTTGCTGCCCATTACGTGGTCGATAGTTTACAATTGCACCTTCTGGAAATTCTGGAAACTTAAAATCTTTAAGATTATTATGTGTTGCGCGAGTATAATTTCTAATAAAAGGCTGTCCATAATACGGTTGATATTGATAATTCATTTTTAAATATATTATATATTCTAATATATATATTATAAATAAAAACCAAATATTATAGATTTATATGGAATTATAATAGAATGTTATAGATATTTATGATAAAAATAAATTTTAAAAAAAGCAATTAGATATACTTAATTATACCTTTAATTTTCTTGGTGCTGCTTTTTTAGTTCTAAGAGTTTTAGGTGGTTTTCTAATTTTAATAACTTTAGGTTTTTTTGGTTTAGCTCCTTTAGCTCCTTTAGTTGATTTTGTTGTTTTTGTTGTTGGTTTAATCACTCTCCTGGTGGTTAAAAATCTTCCACCATAACCTTGACCATGATCATGACCAGGGACAGGACCATAACCTTGACCATGACCATGACCATGACCATGACCAGGGACAAAACCATGACCTTGATTCATATTTGGATTAGTCATCCATTGAATGTTAGGATCTTTATGATGTGTTTGTATTTCTTTTAACTTAGTATCTAATTTATCTTTTAATGCATCATTATATTTTCTATTATAATACTCATTGGCTTCTCTACCATAATCACGCCATTCGTTGTTACGTTGTTGTATATCTTTATACCGTTTATTAATATCATTATATGTATCTTTTCCTATTATTATATCTTCCTTTTTCGCTTTATTCATTGCTTCTTGAAAACTTTCATAAGTTCCGTGATGAGTATGTTTAAGAGTATTTCTATTTTTATTATATATTACCGGCATATATTCGCCATTTACTGAATTGAATCCTACAAATTCTTTTCCAGGAGATAATGCCATTCCCTTATGAAATACATATTCGTTTTCATATTTTTTACCATCTTTATCATCTATATAGTGCATTTTTGTTTGTTTACCTTTGGGCTCCATTGAATAACTAGGTATATTTAATTTTACATATTTTTCAACTTCCTCACCTTTCGCTACAGGTAAATCTTTAAATGCTGTCTGAAGATTTTCTTGCCCATTTTTATATATATTAGTATCATATAAATGTTTATATTTAAATTTATTATCTTTTTCCAACTTTTCATACATTTTTTGTATATCTTCATTTTTTGGTCGTGGTTCTGAATGTGATTTTGGTTTTTCTGGTGATGATGTACTTTTCACATTTCGCGAAGTACTTTTGATGGCACAACATGTAGGCAGACATGTTTCGTTTGACCCAGGTGGTGGTGATGAAACATTATAACCCAACTTTTTTTGCGCCCATCTTACAGGGTTTGTTCCTCCCTTCTTATTAATTCGTTTAGAAGCTCTCGTAGATTTAGAAGCTCTCGCAGATTTAGGAGTTTTAATTACTCTTCTAAAATTAACCCCGCCAGCATATCCAAACTTAATTTCATCAACACTTACACCATTTTGTTTAGCAAATTTTTTTAAATCATTTTCATGTTTTATTTTTTCAGGAGAACATTGTATACATGGACATACAGATTGTTTATTAGAGTTACTCATTTATATTATATTATTCTAATATATATATAGAATATAAATGAATATTAATGAAGAACCATATATATTTCTATTAGATTTAGATGGAACTATAATAGGAGATTGTAGTTATCAATGTGATATTTATAATATACAAGAAATAATTAAAAAAAACATTATATTGAAAACTAATACTATTCAATTAGGTAATCTTGTAAAATATAAATCATTATGTGATAAAATGCTTGACAACTGCTATGATATGCAATCTAAATTACTAAGACCACATTTTACCTCATTTATGACAGAAATGAAAAAGAAATTCCCAAATAGTTTCTTTTTTATTTATACAGCATCTGAAAAAACTTGGGCATATAAAGAAATTCTAATTATAGAAAAGCAAAATAATATTAAGTTTAATCGGCCTATATTTACGCGTGATAATTGTATTAAAGATAATTCAGGTAATCTCAAAAAATCTGTAATTAAAATTATGCCACAATTATTAAAAGCAATTAAAAAACCAAAGACGCATTCTATTATTAATAATATTATGATTATAGATAATAACCCAACATTCATAGATTACACTGATAATCTGTTAATTTGCCCAACATATGATTATTTAAAGTTTCACAATCTGTGGGAAAGTATTCCTCATGAATATACTAAAATATCTGAGCTAAAACATTTTGTTTCAAAATTAATTACAAATAAAAAAATGTATGTCAAAAACAACCCATCTAATACTATAATATTAGAAAAATTACACAAATGGCTATATAGAAAGTATAAAAAAATAAATAAATATAATAATAAGTATACCAATGATACATTCTGGCTAAATCTGTCAACATTGATTAAGCATCATAATATTACCACATTTAATCGGAAAAATATTAATATGCTACATAAAAGTTTATAAGCTTGCGAATGCGGCGAATGCTGTGTGCGCATATATAAATATTACTTTTATAATATATATATCTGTTAAATGATATATATAAGTTTTGATATTGGAATAAAAAATTTGGCTCTTTGTATTTTAAAAAAAACAGATGAAAAAATTACCATATTAGATTGGCGAATAATATCTTTGGCAGATAAAAAGAAAGATATCAAAGGAATTGATGATATTGCTGAGAGAATCTACATGGAACTTGATAATATTATTGGTTATTTAAAAGAAAAAGAAATCAATGAAATTAATTATGTATTGATTGAGAACCAGCCTTCAAACTTAAATGGTATGATGAAAACCATTCAATATATTATTTATTGCTATTTTAGTCTTTTAAAATATTGGGACAAAATTATAGAAAATGTGGTGCTTGTTAATGCGTCTCTTAAGACTAAAACGCATGAATATAAACCAGACATCCAAATAAAAATGGATGAAACTAAAAATTCCAAAGGTTTTCGTCGTGATAAATATAAGATGAATAAACAAACAAGTATTGAAATATGTAAGAATTACATTAAAGAAAATGAGAGTTTATGTGAAATTTTTGACAATAATAAAAAGAAAGACGATTTATGTGATGCGTGCTTACAAGCTGTCGCTTATATAAGACATAATGACCCTGTGGCAGTAAGCAAAGGTCTATATAATGATTTAGATTATATTAAACTTGATGTTACCCTTGTATATGGTAATGATGACGAAGCTTAATTAAAATGATAAACTATAATCTATAATTTTATTATAGTTATTTTCATCTATATTACTTTCTTTAATTATATTTTTTTTAATTTTTGTGGTGCTGCACGTCCTCATGTTGCTGGTTTTGCGTATTTTGGTACTGCGTTTATTTCTGATTATTCATTTAAATTATTAATATAATGTAGGATATCTTGTTCAATATTAAAAATAGTATCGTTAAACTTTGGTACAGTATTTCTTATTTTTATATTATTTGTTTCTGATATATTATAAATTTCTGTAAAATAAAATTTGGTATAATATATAAATTCTATAAACGAACGAGAATCTTTTAATATAAATTTATTTATGATACGGTTATATGTTTCTATTTCAGGATCTTTTTTAAATTTACCATCATTCAATTTTATATCTTTTTCTTCTTTTATACCAAATATTTTAAATTTTAATTTATTAATAGAATGTTTATATTTATTTGTTTCATTCTCATATATTCCTCCACGTTTTGAACGAATATTATTACCATTATTAGTCATTAAAAATATATGTGATATAATAGTATTAATATCATTATTTTGTTTATCTATTTTATTTTTTATTATATTTTTATTAAAATGTTGATTTATATAATGAACAAAATTAATATTATCTGTAATGTTTTCAATGTTTTTATTATCTGTGATAGTTTGTAAATTGTTTAATATATATTTAATCTTTATTATATCAAAAATTTCTGTATTATTTGAATTATCGCTTTCATAATTTTTTTTTAACCATATCATAATTTCAAAATTTTTATCTATAAAATTATAAAAAAAATTATATATAAATTTTGAAAATAATTTTATAGATTTTTCTTTAAGACAAATATAATAGATTACAAGCAATTTTTTAATATAAGTTTTTAAAATTTTAATTTTTTTATCTATATCTTTTTTAAAAAAATTATTAAAACCTTTTTTAATTTTTTCACGAAATGTTTTAGTTTTTTTTGGTGGTGTTATACCATAGCTACTGTTTCTATTATTGTCAATTATGGGAACCTTAGGAACCTCGCGAACATTGGAAACCTCGCGAACATCGGAACCCATGGGAACATAGGAACCCATGGGAACATAGGAACCCATGGGAACAAAGGAAATATTAGGAACCCAATTAACCTTATTATTAGTATTGTGACCATTTCTATTAGAATTTTTGGCGGCTTTTAATTCACCAGGGCTTCTATCTTCCTTATATAAACTTTTTTCTTCTTCTTCCTTTAATTTGATGATCAATATATTAAGAGGGCTATTTTTTTTATATTCTTCATATGCTTTAGAAAATTTTTCATATGCTTTAGAAAAAATTGTTTCTGGATATTTAAATATATCTTGATTGTCGCTACTGTGTATACTGCCACTACTGTGTATACTGCCACTACTGTGTATACTGCCACTACTGTGTGTACTGCCACTACTGGATGCACTTTTGGGAATGGATGTACTATTATTACTTGGTGGAAATACAAATGGAACATTTTCATATACAAAAGAACTAGGATTTAATTCTAAACCATCTTCTAATTTAAATCTTGACATTTTTTATTTCTTATTATAATCTAAATATATATATTATAAAAACTTTTCTAATATTTTTATATAATATATATATAGATACTATAAATATGGCTGAAAGTTGTGCTTCAAATGTTGTTGGTGGTGCTAAAAAAAAACGCAAATTAACTCCCTATAATAAATTTGTAAAAAAAATGTTTAATAAACTTCGCAAAAAATTTCCAAATGATTCAGCACCAGAAATTATGAAAAAAATAGGTGTTGAATGGAAAAATAAAAAATAATGTAAATAATTTTTTTGTCATAATTTGTTATTATCTATAATTATAGTAGATTATATTAATGGAAGGAAAATATAAAAAACCTACTGTTACTAATTATACAATTTATAGTATTTCAAATTGTAAATATTGTAAAATAGCAAAGGAACATATTAATAAAATAAAATCGTCAAAGAGCACTAATATAAACTGTGATAAATTTGTAAGAACATGTAGAGAACGTGATAATTTTTTTAAATTTATGAAACAATATACAGTAATACCATATTATCATTTTCCCATGATATTTAAGAATGGAAAGTTTATTGGTGGATTTAAAGAGCTATTAGATAATAAAAATTAAGAAATAATTAAATAATATAAGCATAATAATATAAGCATAATAATATAAGCATATAAATAATAAGTATTTATAATTTATATTAATATATAAATTATCATGATTGAAGTTGATGGAATAATACTTATAATAAGCTGTCATAAACATTTAGATACGCGATTAAAACATTTAAAGCTTCCTAAAGATAATTATGGAAATTGGAAAGTAATATATGTCATTGGTGATTTGTTTTTAGATTGCGACTATAAACTTGAAGGTAATTTTATGACTATTAAATGCGAAGATTCTTATATTCATTTATTAAAAAAATTAGTACTGGCTTTAAAATATCTTTATAAAATTTATAATATTAAAGAAGGTGTATTACGCTGTGGCGATGACTTAATATTTAACGAAGAATTACTACAATCATTTTTAGAAAGTCCTAAAAAAAGAAAGATATATGACGATAAAGATATTTATGAAGATATTGATTTTTTAGGTAGGTCACCTTCTGGAAGGAGTTTACTATCACATGAAATATCTGACGCGGATATTAAAACTACTATAAGTGATAATTTTATGGTTGATTACTATGTAAGCCATTCAGAAGATTTTGATAACCCCTTATATAATCTTAAAGATGTTAATATATCTAAATATACTAAGCGTCCTCATATTCCGGTAGGCCCATGTGGTATACTAATTTATCTTTCTAACAAATCTTGTAATATTCTAATTAATCATTTAAATAATATTAAATTTAATATATTCCATTATGACGAATATACCGATTCTTATCCCTATACAATTGAAGATTGTGCTGTATCATATATTTTATATTATAACAAAATAAGTTTTATACATTGGGTTAATATGTATCATGATTATCCATATTATAAAAATGATGTTCTTGCTATTCATACAAATATGAATAAATAATAATTATCTAACAAATTAAATATTTTTTATCATATAGGTATCTATTAACTTATATCCCAGTTTTTTATAGTATTCTCTAACACCTGTTCCGCTAATTATAGCAACCCTGTAATATCCATTCTCTTTTGCGATTTCTTCAGCTTTTGCTACAAGTTGCTTTCCAAATCCTTTGTGCTGTAGCGACCCATCAATATTATCTCCGACGCTATTTAAATTTGAGTATACATGTAATTCTCTTATTAAAGCACACCCTTTAATGCTATGTAAAACTTGATTTGTATCATCCTCTTTATTTAAGCGAAGGCGCAAAAATCCTATCAAATAATTATTATCACAATTAGTATCAAAACTTATATGGTATTCATCGCTATCTGACGCAGTATATTTTTCAATATTTAATTTAATGTTATCAATTGATACAGAGTTCCCTTTAATTTCACGACATCTAATACATTTACAACACCATTTATTTAGCCGCATATCATTTTGTAGAAGTTGCCTCATATTTACAAACTTAGTTGAATAGCCGCCTTCTATATAATGCCCGGGAATGTCACGAATAATACGATTAAGACGTTTATATTTTTGAACTTTTTTTTTAAAATTTTTAATAAGCTCATATAATAGCATATCATCATATGGGATATATGAACCTTCATCAAACCATTTTTTAATTTTTGTAAAAGGGACTATAGCAGTTGGATATATTTTATATTGGTCAACTTGTATTCTCTGGTCATATAGTATTTCTTCAAGCATTACTTTGTCAATCTCATAAGAAGCACCAGGAAGATTAGGCATTATATGTATATCAACCTTATAGCAATTATTTTTAAGAAGTTTTATTGCTTCATATGCGCTTTCTATTGTATGTCCTCTATTAATTTTTTTAAGAACATAATTATTTGTATGCTGAACGCCTAATTGTATTCTTGTACAATTATACCGGCGAAAGTTAGCAATTTCTTTAATATTAATAGTATCTGGTCGTGTTTCTAAAGTTAGCCCAATTATATGAATTTGAGCTGTTTCATTTATTTCAATTTCTTCTTCTAATGTTTTCTTAGGACGCTTAGGTTCGCTATCAAAATAAATATTTGCGGAATAATATAATTCAGTTATAAAACGGTCTTGGTAATTTAGGGGATATTCGCACCATGTTCCTCCTAATACAATTATTTCTAATTTATCTGGTATATGCCCCATTCTAATAAGAGTTGATAAGCGCGAATTCATTTGCTTTATAGGGTCAAAATCATTAGCATTTGCTCGTAATACGGCAGGTTCTGAGTATAAATAACTTCGCGGCTGAGCTACCCAATTATTACCTTCATGAGCTGGCTCATTTGGACAATAGGCACAATCATGCTTACATGAAAAACGCGCTGTTTTAATTTTGCCTTCTTCATCAATATACTGAGGATGCGCAGATGTTAAAACAGTAATTACAAGAACACCTGAATTTGACTTACATTTTTTTTTAGTTATAAGATTGCGTAATTGCTGATTTTCTAAGTTAAGATTTTTATATATTTTAATAAACTCAGTATTAGAAATAGTATATTTATATTTTTTTTGAATATTTTTTTTAAATTTATCAATATCATTAATTGTTTTAAAATTATTAATATTTTTTTCAAACTCCAAAGTTATGTTTTCTTGTAATCCATTAAATATAATACTTTCTTTATATTCTTTGTGGTTATTACAATGAATATCCTCTATATCTGTGGTAAATATAGGTGGCACATCTGCTTTTTTAAAAGTTTTTATAATATTCATATTTTGTGTGTTACATGTTATATTAAATTATTATATCATTTTTTATAAGAATAGATTTGTAATAAAATTAATAAATTAATATAAAAAATGATAAATTTGCTTTAACTTTATTACCAAAGCCAACCCACAAGCGAACTACAAGCCAACCCACAAGCAAACTACAAGCCAACCCACAAGCGAACTACAAGCCAACTCACAAGCGAACTACAAGCAAATGTTTCAATTTCCTTATCACTACAACGCAGCTCGTGTTATCCACAATAGTATCTATGGAGAATATGATATTTATTATTATTGTATGCGTATTCTTCGCAATTATTTATCTATCATAGAAAAATATCAGGGAATTTACAAAATTGACCTTGATAACAAGGATGATTATAATAATTTGAAATTAAATATTAAAGATAGGATTGAATTAACAAAAGATGAATTGTCTGATGATACTGTGGTATTTAAGATTATTAGGAGCATGGAAGCAAAGCATTTCTTAAAGTTTATTAAATCTTATTGTAAAGATAAAAAAATTTCATATACTACAAACCTTAATTATATTAATACAAGGGAGTTCTTAGCATATTCATGCGGTGAGCTTATCACAGCATATAAAAATGATATAATTGAAGGATGGATTGACAATAAATGGGAAAGATGTCATAGTGATTCTTGTAAAATTTATACAGTGTGGTATAATTAAGGCGCAGCAAAGCGGATGTGTAAAATAGTGTAATTTAATATGTGTTATATATTTTTTATATTTTTATTACATATTGGATTAGATACAAATAATTTACGCATATTTTTTTCAAATTTATAACGCAATATAAGCTCATCTTTTTGAGTTTTTGTAAGTATTACTTTTTTAAATCTGGAAAATAAAAACTTAAACAATTTAAACATTATAATCTTATATTATTTACTTTTATACATCATTTTTTATATATTAAAAAATGATAAATATCTAATTTTATTAATTAATTATGGACAGTCCAATGCTAAAAATGATAAAACAGCAAAACCCTGATAAAGAATATCCAGAAAAATTAGGGGAAAAATGGACAATTGAAGAAGAAAATATATTATTACAAGAATTAGCCAATAACATTAACATAAAAGATATTGCTGAATCTCATAAAAGAACGTATGGAGGTATTGTAGGAAGACAAAAAACTATAGCATATAGTATGTATCTTGCTGGTGACACTGAAGATAAAATATTAAAAATTACAAAATTAACAAATAAGCAATTACTTACTACAATAGCAAAAAAAAGTGATAAAACTCTATTAAAATCTAAAGCAATTTATGGTATTCAAACTCCTATATTTTTATTAGAAAAAGAAATAATTGAAATGAAAAATGAAATAAAAGAATTAAAAACTTCAATAAATGAATTAGTTGAGATGATTAAGGCAATTTATGAGTATAAAGAATTACCAAAATAATTAAACATTTTTTATTAAATTTTTAAAGCATCCAAAATATTATTATATGTAGAATAAATAGTATAATATGGAAATTATTAATATATTAAATGCTATATTAGTAAATGAAGGAGTTCGTCCAGCAATGTTAATTCAACCAGCTGATTATAATGAAAAAAACAGGAAAGATACAAAAATATTATCAATTGTAAATAGAATTAAAGAACTATTTCCAAAATTATTATTAAGTGATAATTATAAAATTTATCAAGGAACAATTATTTCTAAAAAGTTTTATGATGATAAGGTTATATCATTAGAAAAAATGGGTGAAATATTAGGATATCCTTGTTTTAATAATTTTGAAACATTAAATAGAGATAAACTTTTATTTAATTTAGAATTAGTAGTATCGTGTAATGATGGCACAGAATATCCTTTATTTAATAATATTTGTAAAGATAAAAAAACAATAAGAGAATTAAAATCATTATCTATTAAAGCTTTTAAAGCATTAACAAATGAAAAATATAAAGATATATTAAAAAGTTTTTCAATATTGAAAATAAATAAAATTTATGTAAATATTGATATTATGATTCCTATACAATATATTATAGATAAATTGATAACTAAAAAAAAATTATCAAATGAAGAAATAGATAAAATTAGAAATGTTTTATGGAATGAGGGATTTAGTTATAAATTATTAGGATATGAATTTCAATATAATAATCCAATTCATATAGGTATATTATTACATTTATTAATAAAAACTAAATATAATATATTATCTCCATTTTTTCCTCTACAAAACTATCCTAAACAAAATGAAAAAATTGATGAAATAACTATTCAGTTAGAAAATGCTTTAATTGATATTTTAGATAAAACCAAAACAAAAATATCAAAATCAAAATCCAAAACAATAAGAAAAGTTTATGATTTTCAAAATGTATAATTTCTTGAATATGAACAAAAAAAAATAAACAAGAACGCCGCATGTATTTAGATAATAATAAAGAAATTATACCTGAAATACTTTGAGAATTAATTAAATTATTAGAAATTCAAATAAAAATAAAGAAAAAATATTGTCATAAACTACATATATAATGTTATTTTTATATTAAAAAATATTTTGAGACTTTTACACCTTTGGACATTTAAAATGCCGATTTTAGTCTTTGTAAAAATCAAAAGCTATTGAATTATTAGAAGAAAGAATTAAAAGAGAATCTAAACAGGTGTAAAATAGATTGGTCGCAAATATCACAAAATTCAGAAGCAATTGAAATATTAGATAAAAATAGGGATAAAATAGTATGCCCTGTTTTATCACAAAATCCAAATGCTGGTGAAATATTAAAGGATAGAATAGATTTTGAAAATAAATACCAAAGAAAACATATAATGAAATAGCTCAACAAATATAAACTAAATTGGACAGCACTATCTAAAAACCCAGCTATATTTACGATTACTTAAGGAAATTCAAGAAACATATAAATATATCTCGGGGATTAAGAATAAAAACTATTATATCCAGTATATAAAAACTGCTATAATTTTAATAAAAGATTTTTAAATTATCTTATTTATATATTAGAATATGCAAAATTTATCTCCAACAGAGCAAAAAAAGCGAGAACAATTATTTAAATTATCTCATTCAAATGCAATGTATTTATTAACTATGAATAAACAATTGACAAAAAAAGCAGTTAATGATTTAGCTGAAAAAAAAATGATATTAACTGCTTTACCTACTGATTTGCTTGAAAAAATATTTAATGAAGAATATAAAAGTTTACTTAAAGTTAAATTAAGGAAATGGATACAAGATAATGTTGACAAAATAGATTTAAAATGGTTATGTTCTAATACAAGTATACATGCAATAGAGATATTAAAAGAACAGAGTGTAAAAAATCCTGATAAACTTGATTGGAAAAGATTATCAGGAAATCCAAATGCTATTGAAATATTAACTGCAAATGAAGATAGAATAGATTGGGATGAATTCTCAAGTAATTGTAGTCCTGATACTATTGATTTATTTAAAAAGAATATAAAGAAATTAAATTTTCATAAATTATCAAGTAATCCGGCAGCTATTTATATTTTGATAACAAATACATATCATGTAAATGAAAGTTATACAGGAATTAGAGCAATACCTATAGGAATATCAAAAAATCAAGATATAAATTGGATGAAAGTATCAAAAAATCCTAATGCTTTTGAGTTATTAATAACTAATAAACAAGATATAAATTGGGATTATTTATGTGCTAATCCAAACCCAAATGCTATTAAATTAATAGAAAGAGAATTAAAAGTTAACCCTTCTAATATATTTTGGAAAAAATTATCAACAAATGTTAATGCTTCCCATATATTAGAAGAGCAATTTAATAAGGAGAAAAATTTAAGGGGAGAAGATCTTGAAGATAGCAATTTACAAAAATTAATTTGGAAAAAAATCTCGTCTAATAAAGGTGCAATAAAATTACTACAAAAGAAGTGGGATAATGAAAAAGAGTTAAAAATAACTGATATGAAACTTTACAAACTTTTAGAAGAATTTGATATGATAGTAAATTGGAAATTATTATCAGCAAATCCAAACGCAAGAAAATTATTAGAAGCTAAATATGAAGAAGAAAAACAATTAAAACATGTTTCAATTGAAACATATAATAATTTGAATTTTAAAGAAACATTAGATTGGAAAATTTTATCAGGTAATCCTTGCGCTGGTCGTATAATTGAAGAAGAATTATTAACAAATCCAGACAATCCTAATATAGATTGGGTTGCATTATCTGCTAATCCAAAAGCAATCCATTTATTGAAAAAATATCAAGGTAAAATATCTTGGAAATCTTTATCAACTAACCCATCTATTTTTGGGATTAGAGGAAATGATAAAGCATTTTCATCTAAATCATCATCATCATCATCATCATCATTTAAATATGTTTTACCTAAATTTTATTTATAATATTTTTATTATTTATATAATTAGATACAGAGTATTTAATGGACTACTTTCTCATCAAGAGGATAAGCAGAAATGCGAGATAATTCATAATAGAGATAAAAACGCCATTCAAAATATCTTAAATATTGTAGAAAGTATATTTACAATAGGAAAAAGACCAGACATATTTATGAGAATTTATACATAGAACACGCTATGTAATAACCAATTTTTTACTACTTTTAGATATTTATTTTTGCTGTTAAATCGGCATTTAAAATGTCCAAAGGTGTAAAAAATTTATATTAATAATATAGATGAAACATATACATAGTAAAATACATAGTAAAATACATAGGAAAATACATAGTAAAATACATAAGAAAATACATAGGAAAAAAGGAGGGACACTCCCCTATGCAACTAAATATTCTACGGTACTCCACAAAGGGGTGCTAATGTCTATAAAAGAAAGAACAATACGTTTACAAGACGTGCACAATATACTGCCTACAGAGGAAGAAAGAAGATAGGAAGCTTCCCGCAATTCGCTTCAAAAAATTTACAACCAAGCATTAAAAATAAGAGATTTAGATCAAACAGAAAGAATTACCTTAGAACACGCAAAAAGTATCAGTTTAACTTTCTTTCAAGAAGCAAAATTAAGAATAATAAATAATAGAGGGATAACAACAAAATTAAACAAAAATAATGAATATGAAATATTGAATATAAGGAATGATAATCATCAAACTGACATCAAAAACAAAAAAGAAAAAGAAAACGGATTTTTCAATCGTTTTTTTAATATTCATAAGTTATTTAATAATTCAGAATCCCAATCACCAAAAAGCAGAATGCAACAAAGCATGTCGCCACAAAGCATAATGCCACAAAGCATGTCGCAGCAACAAAGCAGAATGCCACAAAGCATAATGCCACAAAGCATGGCGCAGCAGCCACAAAGCATAATGCAACGCAGAATGCCACAAAGCATAATACCAGAACATTCAAGAGCAGACCCGCACGCATTCAAAATGAATGAAAAAGCAAAAAAAATGTAGGATTTATTAATGAAGAACCTTTCCGTAAATTTAATAGTTCCTTTAAAAATTCCAAATCAAGAAATAAAATAAAAAGCAGTAAATTAAAACAAGCTAATTTTTTTACTTGGTTAAACACGCAAACAAAAAATATACAAGAATTACCAGGACATATAAAAGAATTACCAATTTATTTTCAAAAAATATTTAGTAGGAATAATGGAGGAGGGAAAAAAAAGCCCAAAAAAACTTTACAAGAAAAAAAGAAACCAAAGAAAATTTTACAAGAAAAAAAGAAACCAATAAAAACTTTACAAGAAAAAGATAAAGCCAACAAAACTTTACAAGAAAAAAAGAAACCAAAAAAAAATAGATAAAAACTTATTTTTTATCTAATCTTTCTATTAAATAATTTTGTATTATATCACATATTTTTGCTTTTTTCCTATTATATTAAAAAAAATTATATTAATAATATAGATAAAATGAATGAACAATTTTTACGAAATGCAACTGCTTTAATGTCTTACAGAAAAAAAGAGCAACAAAAAAAGTCTCCATATAATTATTGGGATCAAGCATCTAATTGGATACCTAATCAGCCTATATCATCTATTTTGGGATTAATGCCTCAAACTAAAAAAATGTCACCATTTATCCGAACAAAATCATCTACATCTACAATGTCACAACTATATGGTGATAGAAATAATAGACCATTTATTAGACGAGCAGTTTCATTTACATATGTTCCATTATCTACAAGAATACAAGCTCCAGCAACTCCAGCAACTCCAGTAGCTCCAGCAACTCGGGTAGCTCCAGTGACTATACCGCGATTTACCAGAAATACAATGTTACAACCGCAATCTACAAGAACAAATACATCTATGATGGTTAACGCATCAACTTCTATAAGACCGCATATATCTTCTAAAAAAAAGAATTTAAAGAATAGGATTAGAAAGGGTTTTATAAACGCATTTAAAAAAATAAAAAAAATAATTAAAAAAGATAATCGTAAAATAAAAGAAAAAAATAATGACAAATTTTTTAAAGTAAAGAAAGTAAACAAAGTAAACAAAGTAAACAAAGTAAATGAAGTTAAAAAATTTAATAAAGTTACTGTCAATAAATATAGCAAAGTAAACGAAGTAAACAAAGTAAACAAAGTAAACGAAGTAAAGAAAATTAAAAAACTTGATAGTTTACAATTGTTAAATAAAATTTTTAAATGTTTAGAATATAATTATAATAAAGAATTTTCATTTATATCAAATACAAAAGGACTACATATTACTTATACTTTTAAAATTAAAGATGCTAAAATGGGGTTTGAAATTACTTATATAACTTTTAAAGATTTTATAGATAAAATAATAATTACTTTTAATAAATATTTATCATATTGTTGGGTTTTTCCCTGTTCCAAAAAGATTAAAGCAGAAATAGAAAAATTTGATAAATATTACAAAAGTAAAGATATAAAATACGATAACATATATTTAAAAAAATTTAAAAATATTATGAATGCTATCATTAATCAACAACTAAACAAAGGTCGTATAAATGAATTACCTGATAATTTAATTAAATTATTATCAAATCAAACAAGTGGAGGAAAAAAAAGAATAAATCTAATTTAACTATAGGAAAATAATGGGATTAATGGGATTATATTATCATTACTTTTAACAATAATTTCATCAGATGGTATAAGATAAAACTTTACATTATATTCATTTGTCCAATTAGCAATAGTTTGTGTATTAAATAAATATTCATCATCATTATAATCATCTTCATTAAAATATAAACTTACTATATTATCTTTGTTAATTATTTTAGTAAAATATGCGAACATAATTATCTATTTGTAATATATTATATAATATTACATTTATATATTTAAAGTTCGCGTATTTTTACGTGGTCTCCCGACGCCTCTTAATATCTTAATGTCAGCTGTATCTTCAATAATTGATGTTATTTCTTCATCGCTAACAGAAAGTGTTTCAATATTATTATCATTGTTATCCATAGATATATTATTATGGACATTATTAATAATATTTTCAATATCAACTGTAGGCTTTTGTCTTAGCTCAGTTATATTAGGGGATTGTCTCATATTATTAGATTGTGAAGGCATTGTCATATTTGACACTGGGGAACTTAATGAACTAAACAAACTGCTAACCATACCAAATAATCCACCACTATCACCTCCGCTATTACTATTATTTCTATATGGAACATTTTGAGCTGCTTGAGCTGCTTGAGCTGCTTGAGCTGCTTGAGCTGCTTGAGCTTGAGAAGGAAGAGGATAATTATTATTACCATTATTACCCATCATATATTGTTTTGCGGCTGCTTGTTGAAATTGCTTCATTAATTCAGGATCTGATTTTAATACATTTTCTACATTTGGCATAGGTTGTTCTTTAAACATTCTGCTTGTAAGATGAAACATAAATGCGCTACCGGATAATGATATAAATAATCTTAATTCAGGCGCCATCTTTTTACCAGTCGCCTTGTATTTATAATGTAATTCTTCAAATATATCATCATAATCATTAATATTCTCATTAACTTGTTCAGACCACCCATCTAATTTAATTGCGAATGGGTCATATCTGCTATTCATATACTCAGTTCCTGAAATAAATGCCATTAACATTTTTTGCTGAAATCTCACACTTCCATCAAGTTCCTTTTCGCGAACTAAGCGATTATATTCTGTTCTCATTTCTTCCAAGTCTGAGTTCATATTAAATTTAAATGGAATTTTGAATCCTTTTGATTCTAATCTATCTAATTGATAGATTATCTCTCTCTTTTCATTTAATTCATTTAAAATTATTTCCTTAGCAGATAAATGTCTATTTTTTGAACCTCCTCTACTATATTCACCATCTTCGTCTTCTTCACCATATTCACCATCTTCACCATCTTCGCCTTCTTCGCCTTCTTCGCCTTCTTCGTCATCTTCGCCATCATCGTCATCTTCTTCATCATCTTCTTCATCTTCTTCCTCATATCTATCTTGTTTTTTAAAATTGTTACCTATTTTAGAGCTGCCGCCATACTCACGACCTCCGTTGCCACCACCACTACTGCTACCATTTAATTGTCCAAACTTTTTATTGCTTGAGCTACTAATTATGCTATTTGTTTCATTGTCGTCATCATATTTAGATTTTTTTGATATATTAGGAACAACACTCTTATTTCTATAAATGTTTTTCATATTTTTCATATAGTCGCTTTTGTCATAATCTCCATTAACTGAGCTGGCTCGCGAAGATGAACGCGATGATGAACGCGATGACATAGATATGACATCATTACTTATTTTATTTTTATTAAATAATACATCATCATTCATAAAATTATTTTGACTTGCTCTTTGGTGCTTATTTGGTATTTTAAAACTCATTTGCTTATTATTAAATGTATCTCTATTTAATTCAATCAAATCATCATTTATATTATTAAGATTCAATGTTGTCATATTATATATTTAATTGAATATCAATTGTTTATATAATATTAATAATTTTTAAACGATTATAATTACGCGCGTTAAAATAAAACGCATTTATTTATCCACATATTAAAAAATATTCTGCCAGATTTTTTATATTTTTCAGGGTGAAACTGAACACCTAATATGTTTCTTTTGCGATTATATGCCATAATTATTTTATTTTTAAGTTTTTTAATAACTTTGAAGGTTTTTGGTACCTTAACTATATAATCTTTATGAAATAGATAATATTTGTTTTTAGGAATATTAAATACTTTTGTAATGCTAAATTTTGCGGAATATTCCATGTATCCGCTTGAGTGAGTTTTTATAAAGGAATGCTTTCCAAATTTATCAATTATATATTGGAACCCATAACATATTGCTAATATAGGTATATTTGATTTAATAATAATTTCATCTATTATTGAATGTCTTTTTTCCTTTACAAAATAGTCAGACCCTGATATTATAATGCCTGCTATGCCATCTATTTTATTATTTTTCAAAGTATTGTAAATACCTTGTTTATCATTCCATTTTTTAAATATTAATTTTTTACCTTGAAGAGCATACTTTAAATTTTTTTTAGATTTTTTATATTTTAATTGGTCATTATACATATTAATTATTAATAATTTCATATATTATTTACTATAATATTTTATATATTTACTATTATAACAATATATAAAAGAATATCAAGTTACATATTAAATGAAAATTCTTTTTTTTGGAAGCAGAGGGTGGATTGGTAAGCAATTTGGGGATTACTTAAATAATAATGGCATTACCTATATTAGCACAGATGTTCGTGCTGATGATGAAAAAGCAGTAGAAGAAGAAATTAAATTATATTCACCTACGCATATCATATCATTTATTGGCAGAACACATGGTGCTGAATATAATACTATTGATTATTTAGAATTACCAGGAAAGCTCAATGATAATATTAGGGATAATTTGTATTCTCCAATAGTTCTTTCAATTCTTTGCGAAAGATATAATATTCACTATACATATTTAGGAACAGGATGTATATTCAGCAGCGATGACCCAACAAATACAAGTATAGACGATGATGAAAAGCCTAATTTCTTTGGTTCATCTTACTCTATTGTTAAAGGATTTACTGATAGACTTCAGCATATGTATTCAAAAAATACGCTAAATTTGCGTATTCGTATGCCAATTGTTAATTTTGAACACAATAGAAACTTTTTAAGCAAAATTTTTAAATATAAAAAAATCTGCTCTATGCCAAACTCAATGACAGTATTAAAAGATATGTTTCCAGTTATTATGGATATGATTATAAAAAAAACTACAGGAACTTTTAATTTAGTTAATAAAGGTATCATTACACATAATGAAATTTTAGAAATGTATAAGAAAAATATAGATCATTGCTTTACATGGGAAAACTTTAGTGTTGAAGAGCAAAATACTATATTATTATCAAAACGTTCAAATATACAATTATCAACAGATAAATTATACTCACTATATCCAGATATTCCTGATATTAAATCATCTGTAGAAAAATGTATTAAAGAATATCATAGAGAATAAAAAAGTTTTTATTATACTATAATTATAGAAGATATACTAATACTAATATTAACACATGATAAAATATAAGGATGCTCTTAAAAAATATAATGAAGGTAGTGATAAATGGTGTATGCCTCGTAAAGGTTCTGAAGATTATTTGAAAATACGTAGTATGATGAATAAGATATCTAAAACATCTAATATATCTCATAAAGCTATTATTAAAATGAAAGATAAATTAGATTTATTAAATGTATCTGGTAGAAATAATAATTGTTTTTTTAACTCTATTTATCTTATATTAAAAGAAACAAACAATTTTAAATTAAAAAGTGGTTCCTATTTAAGAAAATACTTATACAAAACTTTTTTAAAAAAAGATATGATAAAAAAAACTATTAAAAAATTTATGACATATTTAGAACTTGCTCAAACTTATATAAATGATGGTATGTCAGTTGAAGATACCGCCGAAATGCTATCAGTTAATAGAAGAGAGATTAAATCTTTAAAAGAAGCAAAAATTAAGAAGATTGATTTAAATAAACAAGATGAAATAGAGAATTTATTAGAAAAACATTTTAAAATTTCTGGAAGAATGCCATCACAACCTGAAATGTCATTGGCAATTAATTATATTAAAAATAATTACAATATAGTTGTATTGAGCATTATATTAAATTCAGGAAATGATAAAACATTAGATATAATGAATAATTATTATAGAAATAAAGATGATATCAATTTACGTGAAACTATGAAAATTGAAATAATAAATAAAGTTAGAAGACGTATAGGTGAAAAATTAGAAAATGTTATGAAAGCTACTGGTTCTTCACGTCTTCTTCACAGTGCTAACAAATATAATTATGGAGTTATTATAACAGATAATACACATTATCAATTGTTAAAAATTAATAATAAAGTTATTAATTCTATAACAGATTTAAGTAATTTTATTGAATCACATGATAATTTATTTAGTTTTAGTAAAACTGATGTAAGAAGTAGAAGTAGCTCATAAACATTAACATTAACTATATTAACATAATTTTTTCAAACCTACTGATATATTCTTCTATTGAACCATTATTAATCATTATAATATCATATGGTATATTTGTATATTCTAACTCTGATACATGTGGTTCTTGTTGCTCTTTTATGCGATTTTTAAAAGGTCTTATAACTCTAACAATCATTTTATCTTTGTGTTCTATGTTTGAAATATTTGCTAACATATCATATTCGTGAATAAATCTCATGTCACTAATAACAAATTTTTTGTCTTTTTCAGAGTTTTCTATGTAATTTTTCAAAGTATTCGCAAAAAAGTCTCTCTTAATATTTGGTAATAATTCCTGTATTTTTTCTTGCATTATTTCAGTTCCAAAGAATTGTAATGCTGCTCTTGGCGTAATCCCCCATCTTTTATCAATAATATCTTTTTTATCTGTCCCTTTATCTTCACCAATTCCCATTTGGTCATCGTCAAAATTAAATAAATTTTTTACAGCTTGTTTTAAAGGGTCAGCAAAAGCTATCTTTTCATAATTATATTTTTTTACTAAATGTTCTGCTAATACATCTTTGCCACTTCTTTTAGCACCACAAATAGCAATAATCTTAGGCATTTTGTTAAACATTTAATATTATTATTTATATAACTATAACAATATCATTTTTTATATAAAATTTAATCATTTTAAAAATTAAAAATTGATATTTAAGAATTATATATTAAATAAATTCAAATAATAATGTTTTCTAATCATTGCTGGGATGTTCTGGATATTTATTTTCAAAAGGGTGGCTCTCCTGAATCATCTAATCCGCTTGTAAAGCATCAAATTGATAGTTATAACAAATTCATAGACAATACATTAGGACAAATTATTGGCGGTTTTAATCCTATTAAGGTTAAGATTACAAATCAAAAAGCAGAATTACCAGATAATACCTATAATATTTCTATCAATATCCTTCAACCCAGCATTGTTAAGCCAAATTATCAACTTCAAGATGGAACACAAAATATTATGACACCATATATTGCGCGTATGAATAATATGACATATTCAAGTGGTATTTATGTTAATGTTCATATTTCAACAGAGATTACAAATAAGAATGGAATGACTGAGAAGTTTGATAAAACTGTTAATGGTGTATATATTGGAAAAATCCCTATTATGGTACGCTCTAAATTATGCGTTCTTAGCCAGATGCAAGGAATTTGCGAAGAGAACAAGAATGAATGTATATATGACTTTGGTGGTTATTTTATTGTAAATGGAAATGAAAAAGTTTTAATCTCACAAGACAGAATTAATGAAAATAAAGTTCTTGTTTTCCATCCTAATAATAATGCCGAAGGTTTATATGCGGAGATTCGCTCTATGTGTGATTCATCATATCTTCCTCCTAAAACAACTTGCTTAAATATGAGTGGTAAATTAAATCACATGGGTCGTATCATTCGTATTAATACATCATTTATTCGTTCTGAAGTTCCTATATTTGTGATGTTTAGGGCTCTTGGAATTATTAGTGACCGCGAAATTATCAATCATATCATATATGATACAGATAGTGAGAAAAATCAGCGTATTATTAATGAACTTATGGCTTGCTGTGAAGATGCTTGCGATATTAATACACAGGAGCAAGCTGAAAACACGCTTATTAAGATTATGATTGGTGTTAATAAAAACAATGACCATGAAACTAATAAGGCACAGCTTCATAATAATCTTATGAATGATTTTCTTCCTCATGTTGGCAAATCTTATAGAAGGAAAGCACTATATGTTGGCTATATTATTCGCAAAATGATACGTATATATTTAGGATACGATACCTATGATAATCGCGATTCATATATTAATAAACGCGTAGATACACCTGGTGTATTAATGAGTAATTTATTCAGACAATGTTATGGCAAAATGACCAAAGAGCTAAAGATTGCGATTGAAAAAGAACTTAATTTGTGGCGCGGTAATGCTAACATCCCTATATCTAATATTATTTCTGATATAAGTATTCACAGATTTTTCAAGCAATCTTTACTTGATTCATGGATTAGATATTCTTTATCTACAGGAAACTGGGGAATTAAAAGCATAGGAACTTTTCAGAATATTAAGCAGGGTGTATCGCAAGTTCTTAATCGTATGTCTTACGCAAGCACATTATCGCATTTAAGACGCATTAATACTGCTATGGAAAAAAATGGGAAACTTGTACAACCTCGCAAATTAGATAATTCACAGATTGGTATGATATGTCCTGCTGAAACTCCAGAAGGTAGCTCAGTTGGTCTTGTTAAAAATATGGCACTTAGCACAAATATTTCAATTTCTATGAATAGTATACATATCCGCAGAATCTTGGTAAATTTAGGAGTTGTTGTATATGATGATACATATAATATGTCAAATCCTGAAAAATCTCCTATTGATTATTTGAAGAATATGGGAAGCGAAGATAGCGTATATATTATGGTTAATGGTGATATTATCGGGTATTATAAAGACCCTTCTAAATTATATTTGACTTTGAAGCATTATAAACGTAGTGGCATCATATACCCAATGACTTCAATTGTATGGAATATTCAGAAGTCATGTATTATTATTAGCACAGAAGCTGGTAGAATGTATAGACCGCTTTATATTGTTGATATTATTCCAGAAACAAATAAGCGTGTATTGCGTATTGAAAGAATATTAAAGAGAAAGAATATTAGTTGGAATGAATATATTGCCGATAAGCACTTTGATTACTTTATAGTTCCCAACGAAGTTTCAAAAAATCAAGATGACCCTGATAGTTATTTAGACGAACAAGGATTTATTGAATATATGGATTGTGACGAAATTAATTCAGCTATGATAGCAACATTTCCTATAGATTTAGAAGAGGGAATTAAAGGAACTGCTTTGCCTCCATTTTATACGCATTGCGAAATTCATCCAAGTTTAATCAATGGCATTCTCGGAGTTAATATTCCATTTAGTGACCATAATCAATCTCCAAGAAATTGTTATCAATGCGCAATGGGTAAGCAGGCATTAGGAGTATATATGAGTAATTTCAATAAACGCATAGATACAATGGGTAATATTTTGAATTATCCTCAAAAATCCCTTGTATATACAAAATTATCTAAATATACAATGGCGCACAAATTACCATCAGGTGTAAATGCGATTGTAGCAATTATGACACATACAGGATTTAATCAAGAAGATAGTATTATGGTTAATCAGTCGGCACTTGATAGAGGATTGTTTACAAGCACATATTACAAGGCAATGCGTGATGTATGTAATAAAAATCACAGCACAGGCGAGGAAGAACTATTTACAAATCCTACTAATATTTCTTCGCAAAAGCCGTATTCATATGAAAAATTAAATGATGATGGATTTGTATCTAAAAATACATATGTTAATGGGAATGATGTAATTGTTGGCAAAGTTATGCCCAAGAAGGCAAATGGTGTAATTACATATCAAGATAGTAGTTTGACCATGAAAGCAAATGATGATGGCTACATTGATATGAATTATAATGGTATTAATAGTGAAGGCTATAAGTTTTGTAAAGTTCGTATTCGTAAAAATAGGAAACCCGAAATTGGTGATAAATGTGCCAGCTGTAGTGCGCAAAAAGGAACTATTGGTATGATATATAGGCACCAAGATATGCCCTTTACAAAAGATGGAATTGTTCCAGATATTATTATGAATCCTCATGCTATTCCATCACGTATGACAATTGCTCAATTGATGGAATCTATTATGGGTAAAGCATGCTGTCACATTGGAGCATTTGGCGATTCTACTCCATATACTGATTGCTCTGTTGAAGGAATTACAAAAGTTCTTGAAATGTCTGGAATGGAGAAATATGGTAATGAAATATTATATAATGGCAGAACTGGCGAGCAAATACATACAGACATATTTATTGGCCCTACATATTACCAGAGATTGAAGCATATGGTTTCAGACAAGATTCATTGTCTTACAGAAGATCATGAAGTATTGACAAATGATGGCTGGAAGTTTATTAATAATATTACAACAGATGACAAGGTTGCAGTTCTAAAAGATAATAAGCTTGTTTATGAAAATCCAATGGAAGTTCATAAATATCCTGAATATTCTGGAACTATGTATAATATTAGCAATTCACAGATTGATTTAAATGTTACAAAGGAGCACCGAATGTATGTAAAGCATCAACATCAAAATAATAAAGGTAACGACTATATATTAGAAAAAGCTGTTGATATTATTGGAAAATATGTAAGATATAAAAAAGATTGTGTATGGGATGCTCCAGACTATCAGTTTATTATTCCTGGTAACAATAAAGAAATTAATATGGAAGCATGGTTGCTATTCTTTGGTAAATGGATTGCGAGCGATTGTGATAATAAAGTGCTATATCAGTTTGGCTCTCATAATAATACTGATGATACTAAAAATATTACAGAATATCTTTGTAATAATATGTATATAGACACATTATGTATGCCTGAGTGGGTATGGAAATTAAGTAGTAAGCAAGTAAAAATTCTTATGAAGGCTATGATAAATACACATATGGCATTAGGATATTCTAAATATGATAATATGTTCTGTTCTAAATATGAAAGCTTAGCAGATGATATGATGAGACTATGTATTCATGCCGGTTGGAGTGGTATCAAAAGTATCTACAAAGAGAATACTTGGAAAATTACTATAATTAAGAAGAAGAATAATCCCTACTCAAATGCGAATGATACTCGCAAAGAAAAGCAACACTGCGAACGTGTCTATAATTATAATGGTCCTGTTTATTGTATTAGCGTATCATCAGAAGTATTTATGGTTAGACGTAATGGCAAATCAGTATGGACAGGAAACTCACGTGGTTCTAATGGTCCTATTGTAATGCTTACAAGACAACCAAGTGAAGGACGAGCAAGGTCAGGTGGATTACGTCTGGGAGAAATGGAAAGAGATTGCTTTATTGCTCATGGAACATCTAATTTTCTTGCTGAAAGGATGCTTCATGTATCAGATAATTATAGGGTGTTTATTTGTAAAAAATGCGGGATGCATGCGAATGTAAATACTGAGAAGAGCATTTACAGCTGTAAATATTGTAAAAATAATACTGATATTGCTCAAGTAAGAATGCCATACGCATTCAAGTTACTAAATCAAGAATTATATACTATGAATATTATGATGAGATATGTATGTAATTAAATATATATAACTATAACTCTATATATTCTATGTAATAATGAATTTATACAGTATTAAAAATTATTTTAAAATTTTTATATTATTTTTTATATTTTATACAGGAACTTGTAATAATCAGTCGCATAATAATATTTCAATATGTAAAAGTTTAAAGAATTTACAAGATAATAACTATGTTCCATTTAATAAAAAATTAATATATTATAGTTGCAAACATAGAGATGGTAACAAAACAAGAAAAGTATATAGTATATTAGCTAAAGATATATTACGAAAATATATATATATAATTAATGTTGTTGTGATTTATACAATATTATATAATATATAGTATATAGTATAAAATGAAAAATAAAATTTATCAACATGCTGGGTATCATGATGATGAAATCGCGTTAAAAATTTAGAAAATATGAGGAGAGACCAAGTTAAATATATTGAATCATCTATTGAAGAACAAATTAGATATTCTATAAATTTCTTATACACTTTAATAGATATTGTATTTGATAAAAGAAAAAATTTAATAAAAATGGAACCAACTACCAAATCTAATTATAAAGATTTTGAACAAACAAGGTTTGGAGAAACTTTAGCTAAATATTTAAAAAAAATAGCTATAAATTGTGACAAATATATAACAAAATTATTTGCTAATCGTAGTGATAGTAAATGGTACTCAGCATATAATTGTAAAGGTGCAAATGATATATCTAAATTATATAATTATTTAAAAGATGAAAAATTTACTGAAGAAAGTTTAAGGAAAGCAGATTTAGATGAATTAACAATTAGAAAAATTAATTTACACCTTTGGACATTTAAAATAGGCATTTTAAATGTCCAAAGGTGTAAGAAAGCATCTGTTTTTAACTGCTTTGACATTTTATTACACTACTACTCTAAATATTACAAGACAAATTATCAGAAGATGTGTTTATTAGTAGACGATTCTTTCCATACCGGAAAAACAAACCAATATTGAACTTACCCAAGTTTGCTTTTGGATTGAATGACAACGCCGATAAAACATTAGAAAGATTAAAACGATATAAGGATAAGATCGAACAAATGTAAACCGTAAACCCATATAAAAATAAAGCCCATATATTATGTAAATAAAGAATCAAAATAATGTTCCAGACTATTATGAAGTTGTATGAGACGCAGTCGACAGCAGCTTCAACACCTGTAAAAGGCAAGTATATCTATTTTGGAGCTTCGGTAATTTATTGTGATGAAAAGAATGTATGTATGGTATATTATCCTACAGATAATGGTGTTTACCCTAATCCTGATGTTAAGACTGAGGTATCATCTTCATGATGCTATGTAAATATGTTCTAATTTTATTTTTGTTATTAAAAAATTGATGAAAATTTTAAAAATTTATAAGTAGAGATATACCGATTTGTTGCCCAAACAGCATATAAATCCAGTATATATAGCGAACCGCCGCAAAGAAATCAAAGAAATCAAAGCAGCAAAATGAACACCTCTATCAAAGCAAGCAGCAAGCACGCTTATCACACCATAGTAAACGCAGAGTTTACAGGTGTTTATGACAGGATGGTCTATAATTTCACCAATAATCCTGGAGATAACCGCATCGGATCTGTTAATGGCTATCACCTATTTATTAGGTATGGAGACAAGGTCTATATGGATGTGAAAGGAGTTGGTGTGGTTGTTATTTCATTCGCCGAACTTCAGAAAAATAGGTATTGGAAGTATTATTATGACCTATCGCATATGCTAACAAATAACAAGAATATGGTTATTCAAGATCTCAAGTATAGCAGCGAATATCTTGACACCCAGATATATGACGATGTTAGGTACTGGTCGATTGATACTGCTATCATAGAGACAAGCATGAACACGAGAAGCACAAAGATAGTCAATAACATAACAGAGAGTCTCTGCTATTATAGGATTAATCCTTATGACTTAATGTATATGGAATACACCTCGCAAGAAGATTTGACTATCTTTGAGAGGATCTATATGACGAGAGCTGAAATCAAAAACAACGTATTTGATAGAATGTCTGCTATTTACAATAAACTTGTTAATGATTACCATACAACCACGATGAATAAGGAACTTGAAGAGATGGAGAAAGAACTTGACGATCTCTCGATAATATTTGAAGATAAAAAGAATGTATTTACTCTGTCTAACATTTGTGATAAGAATGGTCTGAATAATGACATACAGATTATTATCTATAATAATCTTATTAGCGCTGAAGGAAACAATAAATACAAAACCATAATGTCTGAATTAGGAAATTACGGGCGCTTAGAAAGCGACGCCCAGATATTGGGTGTGTAATGTTTATATATCTTTGTGCTACTTAAAGGAATATGTTATATATTTTTTATTTTTACACTTTTGAATATTCTAAATGTTATTAGCATATATATGTTCTGATTTTACTTTTATTATAAGAAAATTGATTGCTTTTATTAAAAATATATAAGCAGAGATATATCCAGTCAATTGCCATCATAGCAGATAGATTGAATATATATAGATCGCAAGAAGCGAACGACAAGCGAACGACAAGCGAACGACAAGCGAACACGATGACAACTTCTTACCACAAAGTAGAAAATGTTGAATGTACTGGTGTGTTTTGTCAGGAAAAATATGAAGCATATTCCTATATTTATAATGTTCCTAATTCTAAAGTTTATCGCAACGGTATAATAGGTGATTATCATCTCTTTCTCCGTAGCGGGGACAAGGTCTATATGGAAGTTAGAAATGTAGGTGAGATTGTGATTTCATTTGCTGAACTTCAGCAGAATAAATATTGGAGGTTTTACTATGAATTGTCTCTTCTCCTCGCAAAAGATAAGCATAAAGTGATAAAGAATGAAGCGTTTAACAAAGATTATGTCGAGATTTACGAATATTCAGGAAATAGGGTATGGTCTCTTGAAACATCCTATATTGATTTAGATATTGACAAAACAAATAATAATAAAAATTACAAGATAATCCCAAGCGGAAATGTAGGTTATTATAAAGTAAATCCAGTCGACATAGATAAAATGGAATACACCTCACGACAAGGACTGGAACTCTTTAGAAAAATATATATATATCGTAGTGATGTAAGAATGGGATATTTTCTAAAAAGGTCGGTGATTTACAAAAACATCGCCATGGAGTATGTAATGAATGAGAATAAAAAGCATATCCTCAATCTCGCAACTTTTAATGCTAAATATTGTATGAACGACGATATTTTAACAAAAATATATAATATTGTTAGTATCGGTAATAAATACGAATATATTACAACTAATGAAGAGAGCGACGCCCTGATATTGAAAGAGTAAGCAGCGTAAGCAGCGTAAGCAGCGTAAGCAAAGCGGTTATTGCTACTTAAAGGAATATGTATATTATATGTTTTTTATATTTGTTATTTTTTTATTATACACCTTTAGACATTTAAAACGCCGATTTTTTACTATTAAAATGATAGAAGATTTAAGCGATATTATAATATGATAGTGATGCAACTCTACCATGCATAAGACCTATTGTTAATCTAAATAATGGTGTGTTTGGAACGAAAGTTCTATTATTTCGGTTATAATTGATTACTTTGTTATCAGAACAAGAAACCTAACGGTGAGATAATCAATTACTTATAAAACAAAAATTAAAAATGAATTCATACCAAGTCCACGCTTGGTACTACCCAAATTTTTATACCTTTTCGGCATTTTAAATGTCCAAAGGTGTAAAAAGAACACTTAAATCATATTTAGTAAAAATTAATCAATACCCAGAAGAAAAAATTTTTATAGAAAATCTTGTGATTCCCATAGATAAAGGTATAAATAATTGGGAATGGACTCCGTCATTACCACCTACTGTATATGATAAAGATCGGGTAGAATATGATACGCAAATTAATGAACATAATAAAAAGGTTGATGAATATAGATATAATTTTGTTAAAGAAAATGGTTATAATCTATGGGGACATCCAAGACATGATAGTATTACATATGGTACTGCGGGAGGAAAAAAAAGCGGTAGCGGCAATACCAAAATAACAAAAACAATTAAAAAAGAAATACTTGGAAAAGAAAGATGTATCTATAAAAAATCTGGAGATAGAAAACAATATGTAAAACATAAAGGTGATTTAATAACAATAACTGAGTATAAAAAAATAATGGCTGCAAAGAATAAAAAATAAGACATATAAACATTTAATATAATATCATAAATATTATGGGTGATAATTTTAAATTATACAAAGTATTAGGAGTTGACAAAGATGCTACGCAAGATGAAATTAAAGCAGCTTATAAAAGTCTCGCAATGAAGTTTCATCCAGATAAAAATAAGGATAAAGCAGATGCTGAGGAAAAATTTAAAGAAATATCAGCAGCATATAATGTATTAAGTAACGATAATAAGCGCCGTGTTTATGATGATACAGGAGATCAGAATTATAATAATGGTTCTTCTCAAGAGGTTCATAGAAATCCGCATGATATTTTTGAAGCATTTTTTAGAAATGGCGGCGGTCCTTTTGGAGGAGGTTCATTTGAAGAAGATATTTTTTCTTTTGGTATGGGAGGAGGTGGCGGAAATAGACAACCTAAAAAAGCAAAATCAATTGAGAAAACTTTTGTGTTTAATCTGGATGATATATATAATGGTATTAATAAAGATTTAAATATAAATATTCGTAAATTTTGTCATAAATGTAATAAAAAATGTAGTAAATGCGATGGACGCGGTATAATACAACAAATAAGAAATCTTGGAATACTGCAACAAATCTTTCAAGGGTCTTGTGAGCATTGCGAAGGTTCCGGAATAACAATTGAAGGAAAATATGATTGTAATCAATGTAATGGCAAAGGGTCTTATAATGAAGATAAGAAGGCAACTTTAATTATTCCGAAGGGTATAGATGAAAATTATAAAACAGCATTTCCTGAATTAGGAGAGCAACCACGTATTCCAAACATTAAACCAGGCGATTTGATAATTAATATTAAAATAGAAGAGCATAAAAATTTTATTAGAAAAGGCAATGATTTATATTATAAAATAGATATATTATTTATAGATTCTGTTATAGGAAAAGATATTGTAATACCTTATTTTAAAGAAAAAATAAACATAAATACAAATATTTTTGGTGTTATTTCAAATGGTAAAAATTATTTATTAGAAGGCAAGGGAATGCCTATATTAAACACATCAAATAAAGGGAATATGTTCATTGAATTTAATATTAGTTATCCAAAAATCAAAAATAAGGAGAAGATTGAAGAGCTAACAAAATTACTAAATGATGTTTTTTATAATTAATATTCCATATTTTTTTTATTTTCAATAGCATATAATATATTGTATATAGGGTCTAAATTAATATTATCATTATAACCAAAATTTCTAACAAAATATGCTAATTGCATTGAACTATTATCATTTAATTTTTCATCAGTATTTGAGGTTACAAAGTATTTATATTTTTTATTTGCTATTTTTTTTTTATCAATATATTTTACTTCATTATTTTCTGTATCAGTGTAGTTAATATATTTTTTTTTCTTGTCTTCTAAATCAAATATATAAAAAGCATTGCTAATATAATCTTTATTAGTAATTAACAAAGGCTTTATATTGTTATATTCCCCAAGAGTAAACATTGTTTCTTCAGCTATA